CCTGGAAAGAGGATATAGTAACTTATATTATTCTCCAAGATCTGGGAATGTATCAGCAGATACCTATTTTGATCAATATGATGTAAATTCAAACATGGTCCCAGGTTTTACCATGAACCTAAAAACCAGACCTTTGGTCATTGGAAAATTTCAAGAATACTTTAATGAAAAAACCGTCATCATACAATCTAAAAGATTGATGGAGGAAATGAAAGTATTTGTTTGGAAGAACGGCCGGGCAGAAGCACAGCATGGTTATAATGATGACCTTGTAATGTCTTTTGGAACAGCGATGTATATCCGGGATACTGCTCTAAAATATAGGCAGCAGGGAATGGACCTGACCCGTAATGCTCTAAACAATATTACAGTCACTAAAGCACCCTACCAGGCTGTTTATATGCCTACAAACTTCCAAAATCCTAATCTATTAGATGACGGTAAAGGAGGTCAGGAAGATATTTCTTGGATCTATAGGTAAAAGTAACTGGCCTTTCTCACTATTTATATTTATATTGTTAATCAAACATGGCAGACACCAGTATACTTAGCCGGCTCCGTAGGTTGTTTTCCACCGATGTAGTAATTAGAAACGTTGGAGGAGATCAATTAAAAGTCGCTGATACAAACCAGATTCAAATGTCGGGAGAGTTAGAGAATAACTCTTTATTTTCTAGGTATAATAGAATCTATACTACATCCCCAACATCATTATACGGTTACCAATCATCATTCAATTATCAGACCTTAAGAACACAGTTGTATTCTGAGTATGATGCTATGGATACTGATGCAATCATTGCTTCAGCCCTTGATATTCTTTCAGAGGAATCTACTTTGAAGAATGATATGGGTGAGGTTTTGCATATCCGTTCAACAGATGAGAACATTCAGAAGATTCTTTACAACCTTTTTTACGATGTTTTAAATATTGAGTTTAATTTAAGCTGGTGGATCAGTAATATGTGTAAGTATGGGGACTTTTTCCTCAAACTAGAAATTTCTTAGAAGTTTGGAGTATATAATGTCATTCCTTTTTCTGCATTTAACATTGAAAGACAGGAAGGTTATGACCCAGAAAACCCAATGAAGGTAAGATTCAGGTATGATGCTGATGGATTAGCAGCAGATACTTACGGATACTTTAAACTACCTAACCAGAATGATAGCAAATCTCTTTATTTTGATAATTATGAGATTGCACACTTCCGTCTTTTAACAGATATCAACTTCCTACCTTATGGCCGTTCTTATATTGAACCTGCCCGTAAGTTATTCAAGCAATATACCTTGATGGAAGATGCCATGCTAGTTCATAGAATAGTAAGAGCACCTGAGAAGCGTATTTTCTACATGAATGTCGGCGGTATTCCACCGGCAGAAGTTGAGAATTTCATGCAAAAAGCTATTACTAAGATGAAGCGTACTCCTTATATTGATCAGCAGACCGGTGAATATAACCTAAAGTACAATATGCAGAACCTGATGGAGGATTTTTACATCCCCGTTCGTGGAAATGACACTGCAACCAAGATTGATACCCTAGGAGGATTACAATACGACGGTATTACCGACGTTACTTACTTGAGAGACAAGCTATTTGCTGCCTTAAGAATACCAAAAGCATTTTTAGGATATGATGAGAACGTACAAGGTAAGGCAACCTTGGCAGCAGAAGATATCCGCTTTGGTAGAACAGTAGAAAAGATACAAAGAATCATTACTTCAGAACTTTACAAGATTGCTTTTGTACATCTTTACACTCAAGGTTATAAAGAGGAAGGTTTAACCAACTTTGAAATTTCATTAACCACTCCTTCAATCATTTACGACCAGGAAAGAGTAGCTTTGATGAAAGAGAAGATGGAATTAGTAACCACCATGGTTGATTCTAACCTATTCTCTTCTGATTGGATCTACGATAACATCTTCCACTTAAGTCAAGATGAGTATTCTGAGATGAGAGACTTGGTACTACAGGATGCCAAACGTAAATTTAGAGTATCCCAGATTGAAAATGAAGGAAATGATCCTCTAGAAACTGGAAAATCTTTTGGAACTCCGCATGACATTGCAACAGCTTATGGAAAAGGCAGAGTCTATGAAAGACCCGGCAATGTACCTGATGGATATAATGAAGATGAGCCTGTATTAGGACGTCCTAAAGAGAAGGCATCTCATTACGGAACCCAGAATGACCCACTAGGTCAGGATAGAATAGGAAAAGTAGGTATGAAAACCGATGACCAGCAGGGTTACGGTAGGGATAAAACATCACCATTTGCTATGGAGACTAAGAAACACTTCTACAAATACCAGAATGTTCTTGATTCCATGACAGATAAGAAAACTCTAATTTTTGAAGCCCAGAAAAAGGCAGAAAGCATGTTAGATGAAAGTCAATTAAGAGAAGATAATTAACAGTATATTTATTATAAACCGTATATTGATGTCGATCAAGCATTCGAAGTATAAAAACACCGGGCTTCTTTTTGAGTTGCTAGTAAGACAGATAACATCTGATACTTTGCAAGGAAAGAATTCCCCTGCTCTTAATATTTTAAAAAAATATTTCGTTAATACGGAGCTAGGTAAGGAATATAAATTGTATGAACAACTTACCTTGCGTAAATCCTTAACAGAATCTAAAGCAGAATTGGTGATCAACACTTTAGTTGAAGCTTCTACAAAATTAAAAAGAGAATCAGTTAGAAAACAGAAGTACAATCTTGTAAAAGAAATTAAGAATAGTTACGATTTAGAAAACTTCTTTAAAGCTAAAGTTCAGAACTATAAAATTTATGCTGCCCTAAATAACCTAATTGAAAATCAAACATCAGACAAGGTAGCACCTACAGCAATCATCAATAATAAATTAACTTTATTAGAGCATCTGACAGCCACTCCGGCAAAAGAACAAACAGATGAGTTATTGGCTGAATACAAAACCTACACCAAGGATGTCCGTATTCTAACCTACCAGATGCTTTTGGAAAAATTCAATGAGAAGTATGATCATTTGAATACCAAGCAAAAGGAAGTCCTTAGACAGGTCATTACATCAGTTGAGAACACTGATAACCTTAAAGAATATTACAATAATCAGATTGCTGAAATTCAAAGCATCTTAGAATCTAAGATCAACACAGTATCAAACGAGGTAGTAAAAATAAAATTAGAGGAAGTAAAAAAATACATCAAGCCATTAGAAAAGACTGAAAGAATGACTAATGAGTGTATTGTTAATCTGCTTCAATACTACGAACTCTTAAACGAACTTTGATTATGACCAGAGCAGAATTTAAAAAACAGCTCAAGGAAATGATCAAAGAACAATCAACCTCAGGTGCAGCCGGAGGATACTCTACTCCATTTGCTTTTAATCCTAATAAAAATGCCAAAGGAGCTGCTAGAAACTATTATTTAAAAATGGGATGGAAACTTGTTGATAAAAACAAAACCAGGAAAGCAGCCAAGGGAATGGAATATAAAGATCTTTGGAAATAATATACAGATATTTATAACATATGAAAAGCCTACAAGATAAATACAACCTTATTAAAGAAGGTAAAGGCAATAAAGAATTATTCTTAAAAGAAGCCCGTACAATGTTTCCTAACGTTGTAACAAACGTGTTAACTTTTGATCAAGCCATCCACAACCTATCTGAAAGAGGCATCATCTCTGAAGCTTTAGTTTTTGGAGGTATTGCACAAAATAAAACACCAGACTGGTTTAAGATCTTTAACGAAAACACTAAGGCAGACTTGAAAGAGACTGACAAAGAAGTTGAGGAAATGGAAACTAAAGGGTATGACTATAAAGATACCAAAAATAATAACAATATTTCAACAGCAGAAATCCTAACCGGATACTATGCTGAAATGAAAGATCCTAAGAATGCTGATAAGACTGAGGTTGAAATCAAAACAATGGTGTTTAAGAATCTTGAAAAAGATCCTTTGCATTATGTTAAGACCGGCCAGTTTGGCGTTAAGGATTTAGGGTATACAGACGAGGCTCCCGGGTTAGGAAAACCTAAAGAAGTAACAGGTAAATATAAATCCTCAGGAATGGAACCTGTTAAGCTTAGTGAAGCAAAACACAGTGATGAAGCCGATCTTAAAATCTATAAATCAGAATTAAATTTGATTAATAAGGTTAAAGCTAAAGGCGAAAAGCACGAAGAGAGAAAAGCTGAGTTAGAAAAGAAAATTGCCGACCTTGAATCTAAGATGAATGAAGGTATGTACGGTGATTCTGACGGAGATTATGAGCATGATTTAGAAACAGAGGTTAAAGCTAACGAATACTATGATCTAGGTATGCAAGCCTACTCTGAAGGAGATTATTTGAAGGCAGACAGATATTATAAAGCTGCTTTAAAAGCAGGTGCTTGGCTAGGGTGGACCGAACAAGACTTACCTCCTTACGGTGATGAGCATTTAGGAGAAACTATAACAGAAGGTAAAAGAAAAGCAGTTGAGAAACACCTTAAGGAAATTGAAAAATTAGGAGAAGTTGCTTCAGTCGCTCACAAGATTGAAAAGATCACTGAAAAGATTGAAGAGCTTAAGAATAAATTAACCATGACTGAAGGCGATGACGTAAAGGATGTTGTGGATAAAAAAGCTATTAAAGAGATTCAAAAAGACCTTAAGCTTTATGAAAAGAAGAAAGCATTTTACGAAAAGATGCATTCTAAACTTTCTAAAAAAGCCGGCATTTCTAACATAGAAGAAGAAGCTCCTATCATGGAAGCTGATGATGATAAGCCTGCATTTCAAGACCCGGAAGGGGACATGATCCGCAACGCTATGAAAAGAGACGTTACTACCAAGCTTAGACCTTGGTCAGAAATCGTAAAAGATATCTTAAAAGACAAAGTACCTGGTACAAGCAAATAATGAGTAAAAACTTACTTATAGAAACTATAGCATTCTCGCCCAAGCCTTTCAAACTTTCGGAAGGCAAGGGTGAGTCTGGTTTACCTTTAGTAGAAGGTATTCTGGCTACTGCCGAAGTTAAAAACGGCAACGGTAGGTACTATAGTAAAAGAATCTGGAATAGAGAGATTGACAAATATATGGACTCTGTTAGACAGAATAGAGCCGTAGGGGAACTAGATCATCCAGAATCTACAGTTATTAACCTTAAGAATGTATGCCACAACATCAAAGATATTTGGTGGAATGGTGATCATATAATGGGTAAGATTGAAATCCTACCAACCCCATCCGGTAATATCTTACAGGCCTTGATTGCATCTGGAATCACTGTAGGAGTATCTTCTAGAGGAATGGGATCAGTTAAACAGATGGGAGAGACATTAGAAGTTCAGGATGATTTTGAATTATTATGTTGGGACTTTGTATCCACTCCTTCCAATCCAGGTTCTTGGATGACCCCACTACATGAAAGTCTAAATAAGACTTCAAAGGATTATAATAAAGCAAATGAAATCATAAGGGATATCTTATGTGCTCACGGCAACTGCCCTTTATTTTAATTTTTTAAAAAAACGTACATATTTATATTTGTATGTATCACTCTCTAATGTGATACCATTTTTTAAAAAAACAACCCTTATTACGCTCTCATTATTAAGCGTACTTCCCAAAAAAAATTATTATTAGGAAAAAATGTCAAACAGAGATTTATTGAAAGAAGCTATTGCTGATGCAAAAGCTGTCAAAGAAATCGCTATCACTAATGCTAAAGCTGCATTAGAAGAGGCGTTCACTCCTCATTTGATGTCAATGTTCGAAAAGAAGTTGGCTGAAATGGAGGGTGACGAAGATGAACACATGGAAGAAGCAAAAATGCATGACGAAAAAGAAATGAAAGAAGAAATGCACGATGATGAAACCGTGGAAGAGGATTTAGAATTAGAAGCTCTTTTAAGAGAATTAGAAGAAGCTGAAGAAGAAGAATCTGAAGAGTCTGAAGAAGAAGAAAGTGAAGAAGGCGAAGAAGAAGAGGAAGAGTCTGAAGAAGATATCGAACTTGACTTTGACGCTATGGAAAAAGATCCAGAAAAATTCACTGAAATGATCGAAAAGATCGTTGACGAAGTAATCGACGAGATGATCGCCGACGGTGAGCTTGAAGCCGGACACGAAGGTATGGAAGATGAAGCTGGTGCTGGTATGGAAATGCCTGCTGAAGAGCCTGCTGAAGAAGAAATGCCCATGGCCGAAGCTTCAGAAGAAGGTGATGAAAAGAAAGATCACATGGAAGAAGAAATGAAGAAAATGGAAGAAGAACTTAAGGAAGTTTATGCTGCTTTAGAGGCAGTTAAAGGAGAACTTAACGAAGTAAATCTTTTAAATTCTAAATTACTTTATGTGAACAAGATCTTCAAAGCTAAAAACCTAACAGAAGCTCAGAAAGTTCACGTTTTATCAGCATTTGATAAAGCAGAAACAGTAAAAGAAAGCAAGCTCATTTATGAAACATTAAAGGAGAACTTGTCTAAACCTACAGCTACTGCTGCCAAAAAGCAGTTTGTAACTGAATCAAAAAGTTTTGCATCAAAATCCGTTGGAACTGCACCAAAACAGCCTGTGGTGGAGACTGATCCAATGGTTGAAAGATTTAAGAAACTTGCAGGCTTAAAATAACCTATTTATAAAAACACACATTTAAGAAATGTCAAACGTACAAACATTATTAGAATCTGCTAACCCATGGCAGTCTTTGCAATCTGACGCTGCTAGATTGTCAAAAAAATGGGATGCTACCGGTCTTTTGAATGACTTGGGTAGCGAAACTGAAAAGAACAACATGTCAATGATCCTTGAGAACCAAGCCAAGCAATTGGTTGTTGAGCAATCTCAAACTGGAACTGGTGCTAGCTTTACTGCAGGTACTGGTGAACAGTGGGCAGGTATCGCTCTTCCTTTGGTAAGAAAGGTATTTGGTCAGATCGCTGCTAAAGAATTCGTTAGCGTACAGCCAATGAATTTACCTTCAGGTCTAGTGTTCTTCTTGGATTTCCAATACGGTACTACTAAGAATCCTTTCACTTCAGGTGATTCTATGTATGGTGCTTCTTCTGCTAACTTCGGTAACACTTCAACAGGTGGTTTATACGGAGCTGGTAGATTCACTTACTCTACTAACCAATTCTCTTCTTCAGTATCTTCTTCAGTAGCT